GGAGCAACTTTTGGTGTTTTTTTCTTTTTAGGTAAATCAAGTTCAGGACCTGTAACAACACCTTTACTTTTTTTTGTTTTAGGTTTTGTAGCTGCGACAGATTTCTTAGGCTTAACTAGCTCAGAAACGCCTGAAGTTAAAACAGCTCTATTAACCATCTGTTGAAATCTCTTGGCATTTGTTGGTGACATACGAGATACGTTAGATCTAGTTGTTACTGCCGTACTAGGTTTTTTTAACTGGGTTGCTCTTGGCTTTGTTACTGCTGTAGACCTTAAACTCTTTGGTCTTGGCTTTGGCAATGGCTGTGTTTTGGTTCTTTGTGTATTAGTAACAAGTCTTTGGAATCCTTGAGATGGCTTTAACAACCTTGGTAATTGACTTAAAAATTTTGGTATTCTTGAAAATGGTAACACACCCATACCAATATTCATCATATCTTCTTTTGTTATTCTTCTTTTGTTAGGTCCTGTCTGTACATTTTTGTCTTTTTCTATTCTACCAGACATGACATTATAATTAGGGTCATTTATTTTTCTCTTAGCTTCTTCAAGAGTCATGCCGCCTGTTTTTATTTTTTTCTTTTTAACAGCCATTATTTTTTCCTCTTCATAACTTTAGATTGAAACTCTACCTTTGAATCAGGTGCTTTTCTTGCGTCTTTACCTGATACACCACTAGCTTCTTTCATAAACATTTTTTTCTTGCCTATTGATTTTGGCCTTGGCTTAGGCTTAGTCATCATTGGTCTTGGCTTAGGGGTTGGTGTGCTTGTTTTTTTCTTAGGCTTAGATCCTGCAACACCTAAAGCGCTAAGTGTAGGTTTTGGAGTTGATCTCAAGCCTTGTGCTGTCTGTGTAGATCTTTTGCTTATACCACTAATTGTTTTGCCTTTGCCTTTCTTTTTTGGCACCATTCTGTATTGACCACCTCTTTGTGGCTGTGTTTTAGCTGTTCCTGTTGTTGCGGCACCCACATCTTTTGCGGTCTTTATAACCCTTTTTGCAACTTGGCCAGCTCCTTTTATAAGTCTTGCTTGTGGTGTAACAGCGATTGTGCCTAGAATAGCTTTTTCTACTTTACCTGCTCTTCTTCCCTTCTTACGCATGCTCTCAGCTTTTTTCTGGTTAATATTACCTTTTCTACCAGACATTACATTGTAATCAGGATCAGTAATTTTTTTCTTTGCGGCTTCTAATTTACCGCCACTTTTCTTGGCTTTTACTAATTTTCTTATTTTTCTTTGAGCCTCTACCATGCTGATTTGCCCAGTTCTGGCTGCGTTGACAAGGTTCTTAAATTGACCTGTCTTTGCTGGACCAGTTCTATCTTTTCTTATTCTAGTTACCTTACCACCACCAGCTAGTCTTGGGTCACTGCCTTTTGGATTTGTCATTCTTTTTTTTCTTTTCATAGGCCCTCTTGGGTTCATATTCTTAGACATAATTAACCTCCATAGAATGTATTATAAGGAACAAATCTAGCAGACGAACTGTCTTGATCTTCTCCTGCCGCTAATTCAAACTGAAACTCGTACTCTTGTTTTAAAGGAGCAACTCTATTTGCAACCTCTGGTCTTTTCATAGCAATGTAATACGCCAATCCAGATACAAGGCATGGTGCAAATCTTGGCGGTACAAAAGATGTTGTTGTCCCATCAATACCCGATGAGATCCCATCTATTCCCACAATGCGAAAAAAAGATAATGTGTATGTATCTGCACTGTCTGGCACAGGCCACATTGTAACTGTTACAGAACCGGCAAGCCTTTGTACAAATATCTGTGTAGGCTTACCTTGTGTATTCTTTGCGCTTTGTTGTGCATATGTTGATACACTTATTCTTGTTAAATTTGTATCTACCTGATTTGTTCCTGTGCCTGTTCTAATCTGATGCTCTAATATATCTACTGTATCTGTAGGCATAGTATATGTTGCTGTACCTGAGCTAAGTGACAAAGTACCAGAAGCTATTGTCCAAAGATTTAATCCTCTGTTCTGCCATTCCATAGTTAACAAATTAAAACTACGTCTGGCATTTCTTAAATCATTACCTGTTCTTAATTCTAACCCTGCTCTTGCATATGCCTCTTCAAACAGGTCTGGTATATCTGGGACTACTACTGCCATTTATTTGACCTTTCTATAAGCTCTCGTCTTTCTTGCAATCTTCTTTGGCTGTTTAGATACTTGTTTACCTGCTCTAGTTGCTTTTCGTTTAGCAGCCGTAGAACGGGCGTATTCAGCGGGCGAAAGAGCCTTAATTGCTTTTTCAGGTAAGTAACGCTCGCCTGTTGCTTTTGGCCCTTGTGTACTAGGTTTACCACTTTTGGTTCGCCACTTCTGTTTACCCCAAGCCTTTAGACTCCTTTGTGGTTTTTTTAATCCGCCCATTACTTTTTATTCATCCAAGCTGTTGTACCCATGTATGCACCCACTATGCCTGCGCCTGAAATGTAGAAAAGTGAAGAAATTTCTGCAAGTGCATTTATTCTTTCTATACTAATAAAAGGCATAAACATCATAAAAGTAAATAATCCCATAGCTATTAAAGTATACCTTGCCATTCTTAGTTGAGCAAGGTTTTTGCGTAAGGCTGTTTCTGTTTCTTTTATTTCTTTCATATTAGAAAGCTCTGCATCAGAAACAATACCATCTCCATCTATGTCATACTCATTATACTTACTAGATGATTGTAATTTTTTTTGTTTCATTTTTTACCTATACTTCTTAAACTTTCCATAACTTTATCTATATCAGGCTCTTGTCCATTTGGATCATATACGCATTTATATTTTTTTGGACACCATACCTCAATTAGCATAGTAAAGGTTTTGTTTCCGCCTTGATATATGCAAGCTCTTTTATCAGTATATTTAGACGTAACTCTTTTTTTTAATCTGCAAACTGTGTACTTTTTTTCTTGTATTTTACCTTGCCAAACCTTTTGCTTATATGTGTAATCTTTCGGAGCGTTGTATATTTTAGCATCAGCTTTTGCTTGCTTAATCCAAATACCAGCAACTGCAACAGCAAATCCACCAATAATAGCCGCAACTATAAACCATGTAATAGCTTCCCCTATTTGTCTTCTTAGCTGTTGTTGTTTATAAACTGTCTCTTGTCTTTGTTTTCTTATTTGACCTTCCATCTTTAGTAAATCGTCATATGCTTGTGGACCATAGGTAAAATTTAAAAACATCTTGAGTTCGTATCTTTGCTCCTCAAGTTTTTTCTTTGCCGCATATGCAGCGAGAGCTGCTTCTTCTATAGATCCAGCCTTAAACAACTTGCCGAATAGGGGAGGATTCTTTGCTTGTTTCTCGGCATTGTCAATATCAGAGACAGCCCCCATCCATCTACCAATGTCCCCACTCATCTGCTCTATATCTCTAGCGGCTGAAAATCCCTGTTTTATGGCATTAAAAGCGCTATTCGCCACACTCATTGCAGCGGTAATTGTTAATGGGTCCATTTAGTATTTCCTTATTTGTAGCCGCCACCTGCTTTCTTATAGGCTTTAGCCATCATCTGAGCTTTTCTAGCAGACCATTGACCGGGTCTTCCGCCCTTACCGCCTGCTTTAATTCTGTTAAATATTCTTTTTCTAAGTCCGGGCTTGGTGTAATTACCAGCTTCGTTAACCCTGCTTTTTGTTTTACCACCCTCTTTCATATTCTTTTGCATCCTCTGCAAATTAGATGGTATTCTTGTTTTGCCTTCATTTATTCTTTTTTGTATTCTTCTTATTTCTTCAACCGTTAAGTCAGAGCCTGTCTTTTTTTTCTTTTTGATAGCTCCTCCAGCTTTCATGCCATTGGCACTTCCATCATCTATATTCTTTGCTGTTCTTAGTATTTTTAAGTCACCAGCATCTGTTCCGGAGGACATAAATCCCCCAGATTTAAGTCTCATAGGTTGTTTCATTAAGCTCTCCTGTTTACTTTTCTAGCTTTACTAGTTCTTGCAAAAGATCTGTTTATTGACTTTGGCTTCACTGTGAGATTCTTTTTCTTGTTATCTCTAGGGTTACCATTCTTGTGAGCAACGTCTTTGCCGTCACCCTTCTTAACACGACCAGCAGTTTTCATCTTCGATCTAGCAGTGTTTCTACTAGCTCTACGTTTCTTCTGATCTGTTTGCTTGTGGTAGTTATCATACTCACCACGATAATTACGTTTTGGCATTATCCTCTACCCACTCGTATCCGTATTTACTTTGCCACTCAACATCAGTTGATATCAAAGCATTACATGTAATGCACTGTACTTGCTTTTCTTTAGTGTCTTTCAATGCTGTTTTACATATCGGACAAACCTCTTGTTTTATCATACTGCTCTTGTCTTTCCTCTGATAGCACAACCATCTATAGATCTTTTTCTTTTTACAGGACCTCCTGCCATCATCTTTGTCATAGGTGTCATTCTGTTAGTCTGCATCGCTGCTGATGGCATCTTATTAGCTGCTGTCATAGCCATTCTTCTTTTTTTTGCTTCTTCTCTTTTATCTTTAGCTAATAAAGCTACTGGGCCAGCCAGAGGACCCGCTACATTTGCTATACCAGATGCTAATGATGAAAAAGGCCCTTGGCCTTTCATTATACCATAGGCAGGACTAAGTATTGATGCTAACTTACCAATACCTCCACCCTTCTTTTTCTTTTGAACAGTTTTCTTTTTCATACGATTACCCTTCATCTGTTGTTTCATTGATGCTCTACTTATCAACACTTCCACCTTCTTCTAGCTTGTCTTAAACGACTATTAGGATTCTTGGCTGCTTTTGGAAACTTCTTCATTTGACCTGCAGATCTAGCACAAAAAGACTTACGCCTCTTTGCAGCTTTGCTGCCGGGCTTTACTTTTCCTGTTACTGCTGTTTTGAGTTTAGATCCGGGATTATCTCTTCGGTATTTTGCAACACCTTTAGCGGTCATACCTGCACCAGCTTTGGTGGGCCGCTTATGCCCACCGCTGATAGTGTGACCTTTCATAGTCCCTTTTTTTGTAGCCATTACGACAAGAACAAGGTTAGCTTGTTTCCAGAACCTGTGAATGCATGTATAAAAGCTCCATTTTCAGCTAAAATGCCTTGATCCGGAATATTTAATGTGTGCAATCCTGTTGGAAAACTTTGCACCAATAAATCTGCGCCACCTGATCCATCCTTAATAGTTACTGCACCTGCAGCATTACCAAATATAACAACTTGTCTTATTCTTGTTCTATCTGGGCCTATAACTGCCGCATCATCACCTTGGTCATGATTAAAGGCTTTTACGTCTGATCGACCTGCCATTTAAGTCTCCTGTAATTAAGCCTCATAGCCTATTAATTCAATTAATAGCTTACCTGCAGTATAGTCTGCATCTGTTGTTGATCCTAATGTTAGATACAAAAACTCATCTGCTGCTGGTAATCCAGTAAAATACACTTTTGTACCTATGGCTGCGTTACCTGCATTGACTAACAGTGTTTCTGTTAAACTCGAGATAGCGCCATCTTCCACACCAGTTCCCTCTGTTGCAGAGTGTACGTTTATGTCATCTTCGCCACCTGCTGGGGTTTCAAAGCACTCCATACTACCAGCGATAATTGTTCCATTTTCTGCTGCTGTTATCTGGCCTATATGACAAACATTTGATGTGCCATCAACACCAATAATATCACCAGATGCTGTTGATCTTAGTCCAGTTAGGTCAATTAATATTCTTGTTGTTATAATTCCACCTTGTCTCATAACAGAGCTTCTGTAAATAGTACCGGTTCCACCTGTGATACCAGTTCCTGCTTCTGTAGTGAGTTTATTAGCATCTAAAGATGCAAATCCACTAGAATTAATACTTGATTGAGTTGTGATTGTTCCGGTAGAGGCGTTCTTGCTTATAGTGGTAAATCCACCCTCAGAACGGACCGGACCTGAGAAAGTTGTATTAGCCATGTATAATCTCCTTGTCGTGGCAAATGTCTGCTAATGCAGTCAAGGGTTAAAG